AATTTGGTTTGCAGGGAAGTAAGGATCACGATATACTTGGTAACGACCAGCTAATGTACCTACTCTTTCAATACCCATATTGTATTGGTCTTGCTCTGGTGAAGCATTTGATACGTGGAAGTATTCCAAATCATCAAAAACTGCACTTACTTCAGAAGAAACAACAATCCAGTTTGCACCACCTCTCAAAGTTGATTTGTGAATTTGTGCAGATACTTGGTTGATTGTTGTAATCAATGTTTGATTCCAATCCTTTTGAGTGTAAGGGATTGCGTTTGTACCCAATCTCTTCCAACCATTGTAATCCCAACGTAAATTCCAAGCAGCACCTTTTCTAAGGTCACGAAGAATTTCTCTATCAATCTCAGCTGCAATTTGCTCTGACAATAAAGCAGTTAATTCTGCTTCAGCATCAATATTATGGAATGCAGCAACATCCTGTGCCATTTCTGGAGACCATTGTGCTCTTAACTTTCTTTCAGTTACAGAAACTGTAACAGATTGTAAATCAAAAGAAACCTCACCAATCTTATCTTCAAATTCTAAACTCTTGTAAATTCTATAAGTTGCACCAAATGATGATGTAGATGTTCCACTAATTGCTGTTGTAAGACCTGAATAACCATCTAATGAATTTGAACCAACAGTTGCTGGTGTTAGTAAATCAACCTCAAGATAAACAATACCAGCTGGTGTTGACAAATCATTATATTGTCCGCCACCTGTTAAACTATCAGGGAATCCTGCTGTTTGAGTACTACCATACTGAACAAGTCCTTTTGCATACTTCTGTGTCACAACTCTAAATAATAATGGACTACCTGCTACTGTTGTTGCAGCTGAAAAAGGACCATCAGTTTTAGCAGTTATTGTTAAACTAGCCAAGAAACTTTCATTATCAATTGGATTACCATCAGCACCAATTAATTTACCTTCACCTGTACTTGAGAATCCAGTTAAAGCTATTACAACTTTTCTATACTCAGTTGCAGCAGTAACAGATGCATTTTCTAAATCACTACCATTCCAAACAACTGTATTAACTCCAGCAGTAACTGCGCTATATTGTCCTTTTGAATAATCATAAAGACCTTCTGGGTTTAAACCTGGCTCATTACCTTCATAGAACCTATCATATAGATTTTTTCCACTACCATAACCAACATTAGGATCTGCACCTGCACCAGGATCATTTGCTGCACCAGGTGCACCATAAGGTGAATAATGTGCACCAGTATTTGTTGCCTCTTGAATTTGTGGCACAAAGAAGAACAATTTACCAATAGGTAAGTTCATTGCTTGTACAGAAACAATATCATTAGCCAATAATTTAGAGAATACTCTCCTTACAATTGGGAAAACAACTGTTTCAAATGCACCAGTATCAGATGTACTAGCTGCTTCATTTATAAGATATGATGCTTGGTTTTCGTATAACTGTGCAACATTCTCTTTTAGGTGGCCTTTAAGACCTTCAAGGAATCCTAATTTATTCCATTTGCTAATAGTATCTTCTTTGATAACTTTTAGGTGTTTCAACCCAATATTACCAACAAGACCTGATTCTAATAATGCTCCCATTTTTTTTATTTAGTTTTTTTTATTTATTTTTTAACCTAATTTACCCATTAAATCTTTCATCCTCAAAAATTGTGGATTTTCATAAGTTTTGGATTCGATTAAGTTAGCAGATGAACCTGTTGATGCAACATTTGAAATCTTGCGGTTAACAGATTCATTTAAAGACGTATTTGAATCTTTTGACAATTCACTATTAATAGCATTGTATAGGTTTTTTGATTCTTGTAATGATTGAATATTATCAAAACGTCTTAAAATGTTTATTTTTTCTTTTTTTGTTGTTGAGTGTTCGGTGAACAATCTTGTTGCATATGCCAAATTGGCATTGAAAACAGCAACATCATTTAGCTTCTCTCTAAATACATTTAATGATTTTTTATAATCACTATTCTTTTGTCTTAACTCCACAACTTGGTTTTCAAGAGATTCTAAATTCAAATTTCTATTTGGTGTTATGCCTTTTCTAAGACCCCTACCAGCTTTGCTACCCATACCATAAGTTCTTGATGCTTCTTTGGTTTCTTGTTTTCTACCAGGAGTTACTTTCTTCATCTTGCCATCAACATTTGCGGCAGATTTGTCATAGTCAAACTTGGCTTTTCCTGTTCCCATTTTTTTAGGACCCTCTTTCATTTTTTCATTAAAACCATTTTTAGCCATCTTATACTTAAATTTGGAAGCCTTTTTAGCCTCACCTAAATAGTCATATTCTTCAGATGTATCATTTCTGTTTGCCATACATCCATTATTTTCTAATACTTTCATTATTCTTCCAGCCTCTGTAATTCCATGTTCTTCTATGAAATCACTAACTGAAAAATTATCACAATCAACTTCAATGTTGTTTAAATCATCTTCCATATCCATATCATCTTCCATATCCATATCATCTTCCATATCCATATCATCTTCCATATCCATATCATCTTCCATATCATCTTCCATATCAAATTCATCTTCATCTTCCAAATCAATTTGCTCATCTACTTCAATTTCATAAATGATGTTAGATTTTTTGGTATTAGTTCTTTCAAAAATTTTATCAATGGTTGATTGAGTGTCATCTTCATACATTTCACCCATTTCATCATCATATTCCATATCCATTTCATCTTCATCTTCAAAATCCATTTCCATTTCATCTTCATCTTCAAAATCCATTTCCATTTCATCTTCATCTTCAAAATCCATATCCTCATCACCAAACTCACTTATTTGCTCACCTAATCTTATTAAATATTCATTATCATCATCAGTTAAAGAGATGTCCCCACCATCTTTGCTAACAATAATACCATCTTCATCACCCATTGCTTTAAATATTTTTAATAAGTCATGCTCTGAAGAACCCCTCATGTCAATGACATCATCCTCATCTTCCATTTCATCATCCTCCATGTCCATATCCATGTCCATATCTTCATCTTCCATATCATCCTCCATATCTTCATCTTCCATATCATCCTCCATATCATCCATATCATCCTCCATATCTAAATCAGTGTCATCATCTTCAATATCTTCTTGCTCATTTAAAGATTCTTTAACTAATTCTTCGATTTCTTCCTTCATTGTTGAAGAAAGTATTCCTTTTGCGTTTTCTGTAAGCACATCTTCAATTTGTTTCATTTGAATTAGTGCTTCTTCTACTAAGTTTTTTTCAGATTGCATAATTTTTTATTTATTTTTATTATAAATATACAGAAAAGCAAAAAAGTTACTGATTTGCAGTAACTTTTTTTAAAAACAAAAACCCCCAACATAAAATGCTAGGGGTTTAAAAGGAAAAACAATTAGTTTTTATTGGAAAACTTCATCAATTTTTGATTCTGACACAGCAGTTATTCTCCATTCTTGTGTGAAATTTTGATACTTTTCAGTTATCTTGGCTTCCACATCTGTTACAGAATAACCCTTCACCAATTTTTCTTCTCTTATCTTTTTAAATTTGCCGGTGTTTTCATCTGGTAAATTAAAAGTAATTTTTGCAACAAAGAATTTTTCATCCATAGGTATTGTTTTTTATTTGTTTGTGTAAATATAGTTATTTTTTTAGTTTAAATCAAATATTCTTTTTAATTGTTCTATTTGCATTATCTAAATATTTCTCCTTTTATAAAACCTGGTTTAACCATTTCTCTTAATTCTTCATCAGTATATTTTTTCAAATTTGACTTGTAAATAAGTAAATTTTCACCAATTTTCAATCCTTTTGGTAAGGATTCAATATTTGTATTTGACACATTCAATCTACCTCCAACTTTTAACCCTTCTGGTAATGACTTTATATTTGTACCAGTTAAATCCAAATAACCACCAACTTGTAAATCATATGGTAATGAAGTTATTTTTGCAAAGGTTAATTTCAAATCACGAGCAACTTTTAATCCATTTGGTAATGAAGTTAAATTTTCACATCTAACTAAACCTAAACGACCCCTAATATATAAATTATCTGGTAATGACATTATTTTAGAGCCTGATAAATCCAAATTACCACCAAATTTCAAATCTTCTGGGAGTGAAGTTATGTTTGTTTCAAGCAATTCCAAATCACCCCCAACTTTCAAACCTTTTGGGAGTGAGGCAATATTTGTATAACCCAAACGCAAACTACCCCCAACTTTCAATCCTTCTGGTAATGATTCTATATGGGATTTAGCCAAATTCAGATCACCCCAAACTTTAAATCCTTCTGGTAATGACCTTATATTTGAATGATTTAAATATAAATCATCTTTAATATATAATTCTTTTTTTGTAAATGGTTCATTAAATACCATTTTCCATCTTAAATTACCTTTCTCTTTAGGTATTTTTCCTTCTTTCTTTTCCAAGAAATCAATTATTTTTTTTAATTGTTCTATTTGCATTATTATCTAGTTATTCTTCCTTTTATATACTTAGCTAAATATTGATCTGAACGTTTTGATAATGGTGTACTTCTAATATATAAATCAC